TGATACTTAACAATCAAAATAAGATGTTCAACAATCAATGTAGAAAAATCCCATCCCAATCACTTAACCCCATTGTGTATCAATGAGTTACGAAAAATTAGCCCCTATTTCAGCCCCGAAATAGGGGCTTTTTTGCATACTTTGTATATCACCAAGGAGCAAACTATCGCCACCGCAAAGGTAAACAAAAAGGCAAAGCGGTCAATTGCTCTGCTTGCCTTTTTTGTCAGCTGTGCGGGTGGCTCCTTCTCAAGGTAGAGCGTATCCACACCGTTTATATAGATAGTGTCACGCTCTAGCTTTGTCACTATGCTAGCCTCGTGCTGTTCGCTCTCCTCTACCTGCTTTATCTGGCCTGCATCGTAAAGAGTTACCCTATTCACCACCCAGCGGTGGGTGGTACTATCTTGCCTTATCTCCACGCCCCTAGCCAATTCAATCCTTTGTGCTTGCACCTGCTTTGAGCTACTGCAACCTACTAGTGCAAGCATTAGCACTGCAAAAGTCAATCTACAGATCTGCATATTCCTCCTCGGCATCAAACGAAGGGCACCCCTTCAACCACTCAAAATCACTAATGACCCCATCTCCATTTCTGTCTGGACTTAGATCTCTATGCCCACAGATACGAGCCTTTGGATACCTCCTTTTGAGGTCCTTTAGCAGCTCCCGCAAGGCCACCTTCTGAGCATCTGTTCGAGTGTCCTTGATCTCACCAATTGCCGATAGACCGCCAATATAGCAGATGCCAACGCTATGTCTATTGTACCCTTTTACGTGAGCCCCAACCTGCTCCAGTGGACGTCCCTTCGCTACAGTGCCATCACGATATACTACAAAGTGATACCCTACATCTCTAAAGCCACGCTTCCTGTGCCATTGCCGAATGTCATCTATTGTGACATCAGTTCCTTCACGAGTGGCCGAGCAATGCACTACAATCAATTCAATTTTTCTCATCTCTTTTACCTTCTGTTACCTTCCTAGCCTTGTCGGCCAGCTCTTGCATATCTTCACCCCCAAACCCCATCTTGCCTGCGATTAGTGGCAAGATTTTAAGGCTGACTAGAAGATAAAGAAATGCAATACCCGATGACCTCGGGAAGGCTTCTTTTAGATTGCTTAAAATATTTATAAAGTACCAATAAATTATTAGCAGTGTTACATACTTGGTCAAGAGTGTGGCGAACTCTGCCTCCCCGAGGTGGTTTGTGGCGAAATGTGCCACCACTACCAAAAGGAGGTAGGCTAGCATTTTATACATTGACCCGAACGCCTTACCAATTCTAAAACGCTCCTTGCCTGTCCACACGTTGCCAGCAAGGCCTGCAAAGAAGTCGAAGGTAGCCACTACTAGTAGCACCTCTATTGCTGTTCTGACGGGCGATAAGCTCGCAAGTATAAAAAATATAATGCTCTGTATTGCTATTCTAAACCTATCTAACCACCACTCCATAAAAATTACGTTCTACTTGTCCTTCGTTCGTGCTTGTCTAAGATGCCGACTAGCTCCTGCCCTCTAATCTTAAAGACCACATTGCCACCATTTGGTCGGTCCTGCACACCTGCCCCAGCTAGGTGATTGTAAAGGCTTGCCTGCTGTTGTTTGTTTAGTATCAGCTCACCCGAATTAACTCGGGCGAGAATCTTATCGCCATAGTAGCTGTTACCTCCTACCACTCCACCCGATGCAAACTTCGGAGCTTTGGCGAGTGTCGCAATCAAGGAGATGACGGCCGCTATTGCCATAGCTGGACCGACAAATGGAATGCTAGAAACCGCAGATGCTGCACCTGTAGTCGCGGCCTCTGCGTTGGCTGTTGCCTCTGCTTTTTTAGTAGCTATTAAGGGGATCAAGGCGGTGATGACCTGCCCGATAGATGCTACCACCGTGGCACACCACTCTAGCACACCACCCGCACTGTCATCAAAGGCTTGCGACAATGTGCCCATTATGCTATTTAGCCCTCCGAAGCTGGTGGAGAGCTTCTCGTTAAGATCGGCAATACCGCCTACCTTATCCGCGTACTTATCAGTATCGGGAAGCTTCACACCGAAGTCACCATCGGAGCCGATTTTATCAAAGGCCTGCTCCTTTTCGCTGAGCTTGCCTTGAAGTGTTGCACGCTTCTTTACATCTACCGTCACCTCTAGCTCTGCCTTGATGCTCTCTATCTCCTTTTTGAGGTCGCTCTTCATCTTGGAGAGCTGTAGCTTCGCCATTGTTGGTGACACCTGCACTGGGATAGCTGTACGTTCTAGCTTCTTCACCCCTGCACCGTCTACCCTCATCTTGATAGTACGCTCCAGATCTGCTTTTTGCTTTTGGAGGTCATCTAGCATCTTGCGGAGTGCTACAAGGTCGGTGGTGTCGGTGGGGAACTCCAGCTCCTTGGTCACCTTTGCTATCAGTTTATCTATCTCCTCAAGCGGTGTCTTGGCTTCCTCTACCTTCTTTTTACCTCCTGAGGGTGCGTTTAGCTTGTTGTCAAGCTCGTACGCACTATTTCTAAAGCCATCCCTTGCCCTCTTTGCGTTTTGTGCCTCCAACACGTACGATGCGATCTCTTGTAACTCCTCTGTAGAGATTGCATCTTTAATGTCGTAAAGCTTTGCATACCTCGGTGATGCGTTACGCAACTCATTGATCAGCTGTTGTCGCTCATTTGGTTTGTTTGGCTCTACATACGACCCCTCCGCACCTTGTAGCGACTTGGCAAACATAGCCCAACCGCCCCCATTTTGCGTCTCTGCCTTGCTTGTGGCGGTTTTCGCTTTGTTCATCTCTTGCTCAAACTTAGCGAAGCCCTTGTCGTAGCTGGTAGCGATCTCAGTTATAAACTTTAGCACCTCTTCATCTGTCGCTCCCTTGGTGTGGCTGTACTTTTCAAAAGCTTTGCGACCAACCTCCAAAGCCTTATTCGTATAATCCTCGGTGTAATCATCTAGCCTCTTTATCTCTGCCTCGTAACTCTGCCGAGCCTTCTCTTTGTCTTCCTTGCTAGCCTTTGGGTCATTTATAACCCTCTTTGCCTGCTCTAGCTTTGATTGGCTATCGCTGACCACCAAGCTGTAGCCTACCTTAAAGCTATCCAGCTGTTCTAACACCTTGACAAACTCCTTGCCCTGTGTTATAGCTGAGGTCAAGCCATTGAAGAAGTTAGACCAATCGCCACTAGCCAGAGCTGTGAAAAAGCGGTCCACCGCTATCTTGCCACCCTCAATGGTGCCTTTCCACTCTTCGGTGAGCTTGCGACTTGAGCCGATGGTCTTGTTAAAGGCTTCGTAAGCTCCACCAGCGACACCTACCGCCACACCTAGCTTTCCAACAAACGCCTTGAGCCCCTCCACTGCTTTACCTGCAGAGGTGAGGTTCTTGCCGAAGCCTAGGGTGTCCTTCTTGGCCTGCTCTAAACCCTTGGTGAAGTCCTTAGCATCTAGTAGTAGTCTAGTATATAAATCAGCTGATCTTGCCATATCTCTTATTATCTGCGTCTACCTGTTGTTGTCCGTGTTATACCTTTGCTACCAGCTTCCCCGCCTTTTGAGTAGCTCCCTGCCGTCATCGCTAAGCTCGCCTGCTCTGCTAGCATCATCAGCCTGCGGTCATCTAGCCTAGGCATCTGGCGGGCTGTGTAGGTGACTGACGCTCTTGAGAGGTCAAACTCGTACTTCTCCAAGAAGTAGAGCCTGTCATCTACAAAATAAAAAAACTCCCCAAGCCCTTCCAGCCAGCTGAACTTAATCTGAGTGAACTCCACGCTGTTGTACCTCCTGCTGTAAACCAAGGCCAGTGCGTAAAGCAAGAAGGCCTCGTGCTTCGTCAGTGGTTTGAATTGTGGCTCTGCGTTTAGCCACGCATCGGAGATTAGCCCCTTTACAATGTTGCTGTCTCTATCCAAGAGGTTCGCCCCTGTGCCTAAAGCTGTGCCAATCCTAGTCTCGTAGGTTAGCACTTCATCAAATTGCCTGCCGTCATTGATCGTCAGTGTAGCCCTCCTGTCTTTGTAGGCCACATCTAGCCCTTGGCTAACTTCAAAGCGATTAAGATAAAAGATGATGCCCCAATCGTGCTTGCAGAGTTGTTCGTATTTGTCGATCATAGACCGCCTGATGGTCTCCTCGGTCCATTTGAATAGATTATAAAAATCTTTGCCACCTTCAACTACTGCCCAAGTGAAGTTCTCAAAGCCGACATACCACTTACCTGTATATACTACATCAATTGTATCTACCCCTGCTGGAAGTGGTGGTAGGTTAATGGTTGCCCCTAGCTCCTCTGATAGCACCTGCCCAAGGTCTAGGTAGTTATATTTCCTATCTGGTACGACATCGTTATCTGCTACCCATTTAATGCCTGCCTTTTCGCTTTGGCTATTAGCATTTAAGACGTAGCCCTTTCCACCCCCTGAGCAAGTAATAACCACCTCCAAAAGCAAGTGGGGTATCTCATTTTCTTTAGACATATATAGCTCTGGTACATTCTTGTCTAAGAACTCCCTAATGTCATCACCAAGAACGGCAGTGCCTCCTCCTATGCTGATTGAGATTGGTGTCTTATCTCCTTTTGCTTTGATCTTGGTCTTCACACCTTTGAGAGGTGCGGAGCTTTCAAGATTAAACAGGTCTTTTCCGTGTGCTATCACAAAGCCACTCCGCCACTCTGAGGTGTCATCTCTACGCACTGCAATAGCGGTCGCTGGCTCTGTCTCTAGTCCCCGCATTTGTTTAACAATAGCCTCCTTTTTGGCTATTATGCCACTTAGCTCGGAGATATAGGCTGTGAACTTCGTGCGCATTTCATTAAGGTCACCATCGTAGAGGGTGTCCTCGCCAGAGGCTTCGGCGATAGATCGGGCTAGCTTCGCACGCTGTGCGTAGCTTTTGTCGTTACGCTCTACGGCTAGCACATCAAGATAGTCAGCCGTGGCAAAGGAGTAAGCTCGCACCGTTACAACTGGAGACTTTATCACCTCCTCCAGCTGTGCCACCACACCCTTAATCTCGTCAGCACGTGAGGTAACCCTACTAATGTCTACATCAATGATCCTACCAAAGGCTAGCTCGCCATCTATGTACTCCTCATTGTAGATTGGAAAGCCTAGTATGTACTGCTCCCGATTTGTCTCCGACACCGCTGGAGTTATATAGCCCTTCTTTGTGATAAATGAGTTCGCAGGTCTACTTGAGTGCGATGCACGCTCATAATAGTCTTGATCGCCCCTGCCCCTCCTGTAGCCACTATCCTTTTGGCTGTAAAAGCTACTAGGAAGAGTGTTGCACTTCTTGCCTCGCTCCACCTGCACCACACTATCAACACCCATAAGCTTGTAATCCTTGCTCTGCACCTGATCACCTTTTAGGCTATACTCAAAGGTATTGTAAGCTCTTCCAGTTGCATAGCTGATGCCCTCTACTATGTTCGCCACATCATCTCCACCCCTTGTGCTGATGTCGGTCGGAGCGGTGACAATGCTAAAGCACCCTTCTGTCTGTCTTAGACTTCCGCACATAGCCTCGGCACACACCTCTAGCACATCGTAAACACTTGGATCTTCTCCTGCTAGAGATTTATCAAACTTGAAATCTGACTGCGGGTAGAACTTAGGCTTGAAGTTAATCAAGAAGCCAGTATCATCGTCTGGCGCAAAATAGGGGGTGGTAATGTACCTCAGCCAATCCTCTGCTATCTGCTCTAAGCTGTAAAGTCCTCCCTTGATGTCGGCCTTTATCCTCTTCAAGGGATTAAGGTCACCAAATACCAACTCTAACACATAGCCATAAGCGGTGCTCTCGTGATACTCTATACCCTCCATATCAAGGAGCCCCCTGTAGGTGTTAAATAGGCCGTTATGCCCAACGGTCAGGCGAACTGTGTCATCGTCATTACTGAGGTAGGTGTCGATAAGCTCCTCCAGCTCGTTGCGGTCATCACTATAGATACGCACCACCGCTCTAGTGTTGTGGAGCTTGTCAATGATGAGCTGACCCTCGCAAGAGATGACCACCGCACCATCCTTTACAAATCGTAGCTCCTTAGGATCGCCTTTGTATGCTTTCGTGGTGTCAATGATGACATCTACCGTCTCGCCAGCCTCAGATATAAACGCCCCCTTCGCTAATATATTAAACTTCATAACTGCCTACTTTCATTAAATGCCAATACCCTCTCCTTTGCTCTCTCCAACCCCTGCTTTACATTTACACTTCCGCCACTCTCTACATCAGATGCCAGCGGATAGAGGTCTTCAGGTAGAAGCGTTTGCTTGCTGTAAGGGGCTACCGACATCACTGTGTTAACTCGGAGAGCTTGCAATAGCTCTATATTTCGCCACTGCAAGCTCTCTAAGGCTAGGTGCATATCAAAGAGGGTCATCTCATAGAGCACCGTCTTGTGGTCAAATCCTGCACCTACTAGCCTGCAATAAACCTCACGAAAAGTTATGGTTGTGGAAGACTTTTTTTTTCGTCATCATCACCCCCAAGAAGCTCGGTCTGTCGTGCCTGCTCTGCGGTAAGCCACTCAAGGCACCGCTTGTACTCCTTCGGCTCCTCATCTATCCAATCAATGAACTGCTCAAGGGTGGGGTTGTAGTCGCTCCCTGCCCTCTCTAACTCTGTCCTGACGAAGCACCAAATCAGCGTAATGGTGTCAAAGAGGTTGCCTCCGCCCTGCACCTGACTCTTCACCGTCTCAAAAAGGATCAAGCCCTTAATGGTGTAGCGGAGTGCTACCTCGTTGCCTTTAATCGTTATCTTCATCACCTTACGCTCCTACCTCGAAGTTACCACTGCCCTCTAGGGTCATACTGAAGGTGGCAAGACTGCCGTCTTGTGCACTAAGTGTGCAAGACTGGATGACGCAAAAGCCCTCGACAAGACACTCTACTTCCTTCTGCTCTTCTATGGAACCTTTTTTGTCTACGTTTTCAACATCGTCATCTTCTGCAAAGGAAAGCATCACGTAGACCTTGGTGCCTGCCTTGTGTGCTTTTAGTAGGCTTTTGAGGTCGGCTATATTCGCCACGTTGTTGTCACTCTGGAAGCTCCAGTCAATAGTCTGTAGCTCCTTAATTCCCGCCTTTGGCGTGGACTTGTCTACCACGGTCTCAAAAGTGGCGTTACTGGTGAAGTTACAATTGGTGGAGGCCACCATCTTGTAAATACTGGCTTGTGCCTCTGGCTTTCTCTCTAGCAATTTCCCTGTTTCATCGGCAAAGAAGTAGAGATCAAAGTCCCTGCCTACATACCTACTCCTGCCATGATCTGCAATTAAATCGTTCCTACTCATAATCTCTTAATCTATAAATTGTACTTCATAATTGTAAAAATAACTCTTCACAAAGAGGTGGCTGTCCACCTTGTCTAGCTTCACGTCTGCGAGCTCTCTATTCGTCACTACTACCTTGGCACCTCCGACATCTAAGGAATAGCCAAAATCCTCCAATTTGGGGACTTCTAGCTCCTCGGGGATAGTTATATCTGTAGCGTAGTAATCTAGCCGTACGGCTAAAAATAAGCCGTAAAAACCGCTCTTGTCTCCTCTATCCTCCACCTGCTCCACGGTGCAAACGGAGTAGGGAGGTATAGCATCATTCGGCGCCTGTGTTATGTAAATCTTGCCTTTCATCACTTCCAATCGTCTGGTATCTCGTTATAATCTGATAGCTTGGTGCAACCCTTAAAGCACTCGTTGCCCCGTTTGTCTCCTGCGAGCAACTTCCACAGCTTCTTTCCTTGCACCATCGGAGTTGCCCCCTTTAGCGATTTGCAACCAAAAAAGGTCTTACTAAATAGAAAGCCAGCCTCACCACTAACTCCAGCAAATAGGTCGTCTGGAATAGCCTGCAAGCTCTCGCAATAGATGAAGGCATTAATAAACAATCCATAGGCACTGCCATTAACACCAGCGAATAGATTGCTCGGTATGGTTAGTATATTTTTGCACGAAAAAAAGACGTTTCCAAACATATATGTAGCGTTGCCCTCAATGCCGGCAAAGAGCCCTTCAGGTACAGTCGTTAAACTGTAGCAATAGGCGAATGTGTTAAAGAATAAATGCGGAGCACTGCCTTTAACTCCTGCGAATAGCTTCTTCGGAATAACCTCTAAGCTCCTACACCCTGAGAATGTGCTGTTAAACATTGATGGGGCACTTCCATTTATATCGGAGAATAACCCTTCTGGCACTGCGGTTAGATTTGAGCAGTCCACGAATGTGCCATTGAACATATCAGCGACGCACTTGCTAAATCCTGCAAATAAGTATTCTGGGACACTTTTAAGCCTGTAGCACCTGTAGAATAGGTTCGCTAATCTCACTCGCTCATCTTCTCTGTCTATGTAGTTTAATAATTTTGGAGACACCTCCGAAGCTGTGTTATATGTTAATGCAGCTGATAGCCCGTTTAATTCATAGGACACTCCGTGCAGTACTGCTCTGCTCATCAGCTTGAGCTCTTTGCAACCATAATATCCAGCCAGATCGTTGGTGTACTTGTACGCCAGGAACTGATAGCCTGCTGGTATCGCCATCTCTACCTCCTCACCAACTTTAAGCCCATTAACCTCTACTTTCAGTGTGCCATCTTCTGAAATGGTGATATCTGTTGGTTCTCCGTTTACATAAGCCACGGTGCTAATCGGGTCAAAGCCTTCAAGAACGGTTGGTTCAAAGGGCACGTAGATGCTCTCTTTTTTAGCTTCTACAGTCATCACAAATGGTGCTATCTTCTCCAACTCTTCGGAAGTCTTATTTTTAAGCTCCGACTTGCTAACTCCCGTCCACCTGCTGAAGTTATCTAGCTCCTCTTTGGTCCAAGGGTAGGTGGTTGCCTCGCCTTGCATCATCTCCAAAAAGACCTTCAAGGTGGCGTCTGCTTTGAATTGCCTGCTTGTTTTATTTTCGCTCATTTCTTGTTTGCTACTCTAACTATATGCCCATTGATTGCCTGCGTCATTACAGCGAATACTCGCCTGCTACTCGCCTGCTGTGCTCTCCTGAAGTATCGCCCCTCTAGGATCCTGCCCCTTGCCATACCACTCGGATAGTACCTTGCGTTTCGCCCCCTGTTCCTTAGCCCTCGCTTCGCCTTGTACGGGCGTTTAGTGTATCGCTCTGCGGTGCCTAGCTCAAAGAATTGAGCCCTGAAATCGGTCCGCCTATTACGCACAGATACGGTTGCCATTGGGGTGGTATTTCGTTTGCTGTCAAATAGCCGATAGGTAGCTACTGGTAGCACCTTGCCTTTATACTCAAGCCCTCCAAGGGCTCCCTTGCCTGCTCCTTTATGCTTCACCACTAGCTTCTTATATCTCCGCTCTGTCTCGGTGACTAGTATCTTGCTAGCTCGCCGAAGTCCGCTCCTGCTAGCTCTGCGGAGCTCTTCACCTGTGAGCCTACGCTTTAGCACCTCAAACTCTGACGTGTCTACGCTCATCAGCTTGCTTCCTCTAAGATACTGCACACTCATAACACCTTCAGCAGTCTAGCATTCACATACACTCGGTTAAGAGCTCTATTCGGCTCCACACCCTCTATCTCGTAGAGCATCAGACCCGCTGGCTCTATATGCTCACCTCCTTCGCTTGCTGTGTACCTCCGCACATTGTGCGTCTTACGGCTAATTAAACCGCCTACAAACAAAGCACCTGCGATATGGTAGTGCATCTCTATTATCACTGCTTGGCTCGGTGTGTAACCGCCAAATTCATCTACATAGCCTCCGTTGGCTATCTTGATGCTTGCCATTGCTTTGGCTATTGGCTCCCGCCTACGGAGTGGTGTCAACCCATTAAGCACTAGGTCGTCACTCTGCTTGAAAATCTCCACCTGCTCTGTCAGTCTACCTGCCTGCATTATCTCTTACCTCCACCCTCTTATGGACATCGTTAGCCTCTTCACCGCTTGGCTACTTGCCACGCTGACGGCAACCACGGTATCCTCTCGTTGCATATAGAAGTCACCCACCACCAAGAGCACCGCCTGCTTGCACACCGCTAGCTCTCTCGGGGTCAACTCCTCTATATTTCGGCAGATGATCTCCTCTACATAGCCGACCGCACTAGCAAGGTAACCCTCTAGCAGTGCATCATCGCCATTGTAGTCTATGATGTTGAGGTGCCTCTTCACCTCTTCAAGTGTCAATATCTCTGCCATCTCTATCTCTTAAAAATCGGGGTGGGTGGTGACTTCACACCATCACCCACCCCCTAACCATTAATAATTAAATAACCTGACTATGAAAGAATTAGCCTAATATTTAAGTAAAGTACGGAAGAATCTTGTTACTTGCCAGTAGTAGAGGTAGCCTTGGTGATCTTTGCCACCTCGTAGGCGTTATCATCTCGGAAAGCAAAGTCCCAATAGCTATTAACCATCAGGCGAACCAAGCCCTCATCAAAGCGGGTGGTGTCATCTACCTTAACCTCAAGGGCTCCCCACTGTCCTACGATGAACTGGGTGAAGTCACCCATAACCATACCATCAGCCACTGCTGTGGTCTGCAGGACGTCCACGCCTGTTGCCAGCTTGTCACCGTCTACCAAGAAGCCCAGGGCTACGTTTGGACCGATTGGGGTCTTCGCTAAGATCCCATAAGCGGTAGGATTGATGACACCCTTGATCCACTCACCGCTGTAGAGGTTGTTGCGTAGCTTTGTGTAGAGGTCTACCAATCCATCGTAGTCACTAACTGTAGTCGCTGTCTTGCTGGAGTGTAGCAAGCCTTGGGGAGCGTCACCAACTGCACCAGCACTGAAGATCGTCTCTTCTAGCTTTGTGAAGATTGCGGCAACTATATCCCGACGAAGCATCGCCTCAATACCTGCTCCGTCCTGAAGGAGTAGCTGTCTAGAGATGTTAATAGTCGTGGAGAGTCGCTTTGGAGCTAGCTTCTTTGTCTCAAACTCACCTGCACCATCCTCGCTCTTGGCTACCTCGCCACCCCACTTGGCCGTCGTTCCGCTGTAGCTAGGGATCTCAAGGTTACCAGATAGACCAGTTAAGATCGTAGACCCTGCCTTGGCAACCACTAGGTTGTCTCTGATAGGATCCAAGATGTTAAGCAGATCAGTAGGCACGCCCTCTTTACCTTGCCCAACGATGGTAGCCTGAAGGTTTGCACGGCTCTCAATTGGCACGTAGATACTGCGGGTGTCAACACCTAGGTTCGCCTTGGCGTGGCTCTTGCGACCCAGGTTGCTAAGGCCTCGCACCTCCTTATCTTCAACCCCTGTCATTGCAGAGCGGATAAGCCTAGTAAGTGGGTTTGCCACGCTTCTAGTATTACCGACCTTTACTCTGAAGCTACGCTGAGCGGGATCCTCAATGCCCTCTTCATCTTCTGGCACACCCTCTGGATCTTCGAGCTCCTCGCCCCCACGATCCTCTTCGGCCTGCTGTTGTGCCTTGCTCTCCAGCTCGTCAATGCGGGCCTGGATGATAGCCTGCTGGTTGCGAAGTGCCTCTAGCTCTGCCACCTCTTCGTCTGTGAGCTCTCGCTCCTCTTCAAGATCCTCGTTGTCATCTTCAACCTCATCTAGGATCTCACTACGCCTCTCGGCTAGCTTTGCTCTATACTCCAAAAGCCCAGCCTTGGTCATCTTGCGGATCTCCGCAACGCTCTTCTTTTTGAATTTCATAACCTAATACTTGAATTTATAAATTCTACTTCTATTACTTCTCCTCTTCTCTGCCTTTGGGCCCTCTTGCACCTTGTCGCTGTTTAGCATCTCCAAGGCTCTCGCACTCACCTCCGTGCCTTTGTATGCTGGTGTGTACACTGGTGACACATCGTAGATCTTCGCTATCTTGGTGATGGTCCGCTTCTGCACCTCACCTTGCTTCCAGCTATCCTCTTCCACTTCAAAGGCAAAGGAGCTGGCGTTAATGTCGCCACGCTTGATGCTCTCCAATAGCTCGTCACCTAATGCGGTGTTCGGAGCTATAAACTCATAACGAAGCCCCTTTTCATCTACTGACAAACTAAGGGTGCCAACCCCCTCACGGCTCCTTGCTAGTACACCTCTGCTCACATCGTGGTTCAGTAGTGCCAAGACGTCGCTCTGCTCTATCACTCCGTCAAAGGCTCCTCGCTCTATTCGCTCCACGAAGGTGCCCTCAAAGAAGTCACTCAGCACCTCGCTGTCTTCGTCAAAGACGGCCGCATAGCCAAAGACTGTTCGCCCTTCGCCAGCTTCAGGCACTCCACCTGCAAAGCTTCTTATCTCTCTATTGTTGCTCTTCATCTTTTCCTGTCTCTTTGTCGGCTTCAGCCTTGCCGAAGTTATCTATTAGTTGCTTGTTAACTTGCACGAAAGGTGTATCGCCATTCTCTATCGGGCTAAGGGCGAATGCCTCCCGCACCTCGTTAGGTGTCACTGCCCCAATGTCCGCCAGCACTCTGTAGAGGTTTGCCAACCCTGCACTATCTGCCCTTGTCAAGTTCCTAGTATCAAAGTCCAAGACCATACCTGCACGCTTCATAGGCGGGTAGACCTTCTTGCGAAACTCTAACTCTATCTTCTCAAGGTAGGGTGTGAGGGTGTCTACCAAGAAGCTAAGGTTCACCGCCTCCACGGTGCTATAGCTGGAGTGGGTGAGGTCAAAGATTTTCACAGGTGATACCTTGAAAAAGCGACAGATCTCCACCACGCTAAATTGGCGGGTCTGCAGTAGCTGTGCATCCTCGGGATTTACACTGATAGACTGGTAGTTGGCATCGCCGTCAAGGACTGCCACACCTCCACCCGATGCCACCTGCTGTCGCCACTGCCCTCTGATCTGCTCTCGCTTCGCCTCGTTCAACCTGCCGTCTACCACGGAGATAATACCCGTTAGTGCTCCGCCACTGTCGTAGAAGTTGCTGGCGTGGAGCTCTGCACTCTTGGCCAAGCCAAGCGAATAGCAGGCGTACTTGATCGTGCTGATGCCCTCCACGCCGTCAAGGCTAAAGTTCAGAAGGTGGATCATATCATTTGGCTCTATCACCTCGCCCGTCCTGCTGTTGTAATAGTGATCCACGGCTCGCCCCTGCCTTGTATCAACTAGAAAGACCACCACGTCTCGGGGGTCTTGGAAGTAGATAGCCCTCGCCACTCCGTTGTAGTCTCGTTCTATCTTGGCGTAACCATTGCCGTACAATAGCATAGACTTCACCAAGAGGTCAAGAAGTGTAAAGCGGGTCATTCGCTCATTTGGTGAGTAGCAGAGTAGCTCGTAGGTGCTGTCATCAGTGGCCAACACTCGCCCTCTGTCGGTTATATGATATGGTCTCAGAGGTAGCTGAGCTACGCTGTTGCTAATCATCTCTACACACGCATAAGTGGAGCTAATGGAGAGGGCTTCCTCGGTGCCGTACACGGCTCGGGGATCACCATAAGGGCGTAGCAGCTCGCCCACCGCATTTGCCGTCTCTGTGACTTTGGTGGATTGCACGCCTGTAGCACCTCGCTGTGCTACTTTGTTAGCTCGCTTTATGATTAGCCTGTCTATTAAATTCATCGCTATAAGTGTAGTATCTACCTCCCTACACCTATAACGCTAGATTTGTCCGACAAATTGCCCGAATGTTGTCTATTTAGATCGCTTTAGTTTTATTTAACTTATTAGACTAGATCCCGAACTCTCTCGTTGGGTTCTCTAGGTAGACTCCAAGTGCCATTATCATTGCCACCACCCCATCTATCTTTTGGCTGGCTTTGCTCTTATCGGGTTTGATGTTGCCGTTATGATCCTGCCGAAGTACTACGTTTCTAAGGCAGAACCTTGTGACGGGGTTGTTATGGATCTTGGCTTTTCCACTAAGGATCAGTCTCTCAAACTCTCGGGTAGGTCGGTTAAAGTTGCCTATCGTCTGGCTGTATGGTCGCATCGGCAAGCCGTTATCCTCGGCAGAGATGACAAACTGGGTGGAATTATAGGTATCGTAGCCGATCCGCCTGTACTGGCAAACCTTGTCCTTGCCTAGTATGTCCTTGAGGATGTAGTTGTAATCGGTGACGTTGCCTGGTGTGCGTTGTATGTAGCCCCTCTTCGCCCACTCGTTATACCTCTTGATGTCGCTAGCATTTACCACCGCCTCCTCTGGAAGGTAGTAGTCTACCCAAAAATGAAAGACGCCATCTCGCTCCACCATCGTAGCACTTGCGGTCAAGTCGCTGGTGCTGGCTAGGTCAATGCCCCCATAAACCACGCAGTCTAGGTCGTTGGGGTCTGCGACATCTAGGAGCCTATTGTCGTGGGTGCCTGCTATTATGTACTTGTTTGGGATCCATACTTCACTACTGCCTACCCACTGATTGAAGGTCTTTGTCCTGATGCCTACCTCTGCACTCTTGTCGTTATTGGCTTGCTTGATAGCATCTTGGTAGAACCGCTTGTACACTGTCTTTCCTAGGTTGGGGGCACACTTCGGCCAAACGCTCGGGTCGGTCCAATCGTCATCATCATCTAAGCTGTAGATCAAGGCGAAAAGGCTATCATCTTCGGCCACCCCCTCCAGGACCTCGGTACACATCGTGCGATACTGATAGCACGGACCATCAAGATTAAAACCTGCGGTGGTGATTATGACGCCTAAGGGGTTGGCTCGCCCTGCCTGTGAGCTCTGCAAGACGTCACGGAGCTCACTATTGGGTGCAGCGTGATACTCATCTAGTAGGTAGGTGCTGGCGTCATAGCCGTCTAGGGTAGCCGCTTCGCTTGCGAAAACCTTCATCTTGCTGTCGGTCAGTGCGAATTTGAGTTCGTCCCGATAAGGCTTGATAAGTGGCTTTTTGCCCTCCTCATTGAACACCCTTGCGAAGTTCCTCGCAAACTCAAAGGCGATCTTTGCCTGCTCCTTTGAGTTGGCTCCAAGGTCTACCTCTGCTCCTGCCTCACCGTCTGCCATTAGTGCGTACAATGCCAACCCCGCCCCGAATGCAGTCTTGCCATTCTTGCGTGCTATCTCAATGTACACGTTGCGACACACTCGGTGGTCGGTGCCTTTGTAGTATAGTCCAAAGATGCCCGCCACCGCGAACTCCTGCCACGGCTCTAAGATGAAGGGCTTGCCTGCGTGTCTGCCTTTGAAGTGATGCAAGAGCCGAAAGTAGTTAATGACCCTCTCTATGCGGTCGTGCCTGATCTCAATGTCGGACCTCTCTGCCATAGTGCAGAAACGCTCCACGGCTTGCCTCACCAGCTTGCCAACCACCACACGCCCCGCAAGCACGTCATCTATGTAGCCCTGATAACTCACTTGCCTTCCTCTAGCACTTTGGAAAAGAACTCCTCCACGGGCGACTGCTCTTTGGTTGCCTCCTGCAAGTCGGGCAAGTCTTTTCTACTTCGCACTGTTAGCCCTAGCTCTCGGAGTGCGGTCATCACGGCACTGTGGGCTTTTTCTTTAGTTGCCAAAAGTGGGTGAGCCTTGCAACACCCATATCGGTCCAGCACGGTGAGGCCGTCCTTCTTGATTTGTCGCATACACTGCCACCTCGTGGTGAGTGCATCCTCTAGGAGCTCCAGAACCCCAACATCTACGCTCTCCACCACTCCGCTACTCTCTAAGAAGTCAATAACACTCCGCAAGTACTTCCTGACTACCTGCGGTGTCTGTGTGTTACATCTGTAATTTATTTTCGCCATTGTTTCTATGTTTCAAACAAATTTTACAAATTCCCATTTTGTGTAAAAACGACTGCAGTTGGGGTTTCGAGCATCATCGCCAAAAAAAATCTACCCCCTATCCCTTTGCAGGTCATTAATAAAATATTTTATTTTCTAAAGCCCCCTATCTAGTTGCTCCTGCTGACGCTGACCCCAAGGAGTGCTCTCCTCACCCACTTGGTGGTGCTGGTATTGGTGACACGCACGGCAGAGCGACTGCAGGTTATTGCGGTCGTATGCTAGGCGGTGCCTGCGATACTTGTCATCTGTAGACATAAAGGAGATGACGTGGTGGACATCTTCTGCAGGTGTCCTGACGTTATGAGAGAGGCAGAGTTCGCAAAGGGGATCGTCATAGAGTTTAGAGATCCTCAGTTGCTTCCACCGCTTTGTTTGGTAGACCTGCTGTCGCTCCTTACGGGCCTCAGAATTAGCCCTATTTTTTCGCTTATTCGCTTTTGTTATCCTCGCCATACAAATCCATATCTAAGTAAGTCAAACGCTCCCTGCGTGCAATTTCGTCGCATTCTAGCCCATAACGCAGAGAGTAGTACTTTCGCTTCACTTCGCTAACTATAACGTCATCGCTGTCCGACTGATCTACATTGGTAGCCACCCAAAGGATGGCAGAGTGGAGTAGGTCCTCATCGTCTTGGCTACACTTAATGCGATGGGTGTTACTGATAAGCTCTGCCCGCAGTGCGGTGTAGTGCTTGCCAATAACCTCCATTACCTCACTGCTCGCTTCTCGCTTTAAGTGTTGCCTCTCTGACTTCATCTCTTATGTAGCCGTCATCTGTATATGCTCGCTCTAATAGTTGCCTAATCGCCTCACGTGCTAACGCTGACACCGACACCCCTAGGTAGCTGGCTAGCTCCTCTAATTGCATACGATGGTCTGCTGGTATGCGTGCATCAATCCTTATTCTCGCCCCTTTCAACCTCATCTCTAATCGCTTTAATCGTGTCAAGAATAGACTGCTGGACGCTTGCCTTACCTCGGAGTACCTGCATCACCCGCTCGTCGATCGTACCCTTCGCCACTAGGTGATGTATCACCACAGGGCGTGCCTGCCCCTGACGATATAGCCTTGCGTTGAACTGCTGGTATAATTCCAAGCTCCAAGGTATGGAGAACCAGACGATGTGGTTTCCTCCTTTTTGGAGGTTAAGGCCGTGCCCCATACTGGCGGGGTGACCGCCTGCCATTGCTATCTTGCCCTCGTTCCACTCCCTCATATCTCTGGGAGTGTCTAACTGCCTAAACTCAGGAAGTGCCTTTCTGATCCGATCCAAGTCGTGCCTAAACTCATACCCCACCAAGATACTACTTTGTGAAGTCTCCGCCAACTCCGTAAGGGCGTCTATTTTGGCGTTGTGGATCGTGGTAAACGCCTCACTGCCCACCCCGTTGTAGAGAGCACCACTTGCGAATTGTCGCAATTGGTTAGCCAGCACCCCTGCGTTGCTTGCGGTGATGGGCTCCTTGCCAAGCTCTAGTATCTTCTCCTTCTCAAAGGCTTTGTACTTCTCTAGCACCTCGTCAGGCAGATAGATAGGCACCTCCCGATAGACAATTGGTGGAAGCTCCAGATATTCCTTCGCCTGCATTGATAGGCATATATCAGAGAGCCTCGCCTCTATCGCCTTCTGAGTGTAGGGACGTGGTAACCACTCGTAGACGATGTGCCCCTTACTCTTGCCTGGAGTGAAGTAGATCTGTCGGTAACGGGTGATGGTACTCTCCAATCGCTCGCCACGGTCCAGGAGGTAGATCTGTGCCCATAGGTCCATCAGACTATTCGGGGCTGGTGTTCCTGTGAGCCCCACGATGCGGTTCACCCTGCCCAACACCTTGCGGAGTGCCTTGAAGCGTTTAGAGCGTTGGCTCTTGAAACTACTAAGCTCATCAATCACCACCATATCAAACGGCCACTCCTGCCCACACTCCTCTACCAGCCACTGGGTATTCTCTCGATTAACTAAGTAGACATCTGCCTCGCTAGAGAGAGCCTTCCTGCGTTGCTCTGCCGTGCCTAAGATCTTGGCAAACCGCAAGCCGGCCAAGTGGCTCCACTTCGTCTGCTCATCGGTCCAGGTACTCTCCGCTACTCGTTTCGGAGCGATGACCAACACCTTCGCCACCCTCCCTGCGGTGTGGAGTATCTCAATCGCCGTCAGCGTGCTGACCGTCTTACCTAAGCCCATATCAAGGAAAAGGGCACACCCTCGGTTCTGAATAATATGATTTACCGCCCTTACCTGATAGCTGTGTAGATTTGATTTATCTAGCATAATACCTCGCTATTAACTCGTCCACCTGCTCTTTGCTATCCACCACCTCCACTACCTGCCCCGCCTCTCTTAACTTCGTATGGCGGTAGACCTGTAGCTTGCGTGGCTTTTCGCCTTTCGCTTTCACTTCCACCCACACCACCTTACCATTCGGAAGGGTGCAGATGCGGTCGGGCATACCGATCATAAAATTACATTCTATCTTTATGCACTCCGCCCCTCTCTTTTGCACCTCATTTCGGAGGTAACTCTCTACTATCTTTTCGTCATTCATAATTATCACAAATTTATACATTTTGCCAAACTCTATCCACTCGCCAACTGGTACAGGTGGGCCACCTGGGACACCTATTTCCTTACATAGGTTATATATATATAGTACTACCCATATATTACTGCTCTTTTTATTTATTATTCTTTTAATGGAAATAGGTGGACCAAGTGGACAATAGCCTTGAAAACTGCTCCAAGTCAAACATTAGGGTGGTCCACGTTATATGGACCACACGTGTCCCACGTGTCCCGCTGTTTTCATAATCACACATAAAAATAAAACTAAATAAATCCATATACATAACACTGATGTATAATACTCAAACGCCATTTTTCGTCATCACTTTAGGTGGTCCGCCAATGGTCCACACCAATCAAAGTTCAAAAGAGCCCTCTGTGCTGAAATTATTTATACAAAATTCCTGCACTTCATTCACCTCCTTAGGCACCAAAAAAGAGCGAAGCCTCCCGTATGTGTTTTCTCTAATTCTACCACAATCCTCAAAGCCCTGAAGTGTGCGGATGGCCGTGTTCACCTGCTTTGCCAAGTATTGCGTTTTGGCGTCAATCTCATAGCACAACCACTCCCTAATAAACTCCACCGCACTGACCGTCGCTCGCCTCTCTGTGGCTGTGTAGGGTAGTGGGTTGCCTTGCTTGTATGCGGAGATGTATCTGATCCGCTCATTAATGGATAGGTAGCTCCATTCGCTAGGGAGCCAAATCTTGCAGTACTGTAGTATCTCATCAGCCAATGGGTCAGTCTGCGTAAACTCCAGCTGTTGCTCCTTCTGTAGCTCCACCAGCTCGGGTGTAAGGTAGAGGCGGTTATCCTCTTGGTATTTCGTGCGTACCTCCGCCCAAATCTGTGCTACATAGTCAGGGGTTAGAAGCTCCCAAGAGCGTACCTTCACCCGCTCCTTATTGCACCGCATTATCCACATACGGCGGTTACCTGTCTGCGACTTCAAGACCTCCACTTGGTTAGTACTACCTGCGAAGACACATCGCCTTGGATTGGAGCTGGTACGCCTTGCGTATGGCTTTCTGTACACGTCATTATTAGAGGAGAGGAAGGACTTCACACTCTCCGCCTCCTTCTTATCAAAGCCGTCCAAGTCGGAACTCTCCACGATCAGACGCCCCGATAGAGCCTCGTAGAGCTGTTGGGACTTCCACCCGAAGTTAAAGCTATCAGAGAAGAAGCGGTTACCCACTAGCAAGCGGAAGAGCGTGGACTTGCCAAGGCTCTCCTCACCACTAAGGATCAGCATATTATCAAACTTCGCTCCAGGCTCCAGCTGGCGAGCCACGATCGCCTTTAGCCAGATCAGCGTCTGCATTCTGTTTAGCTCCGTGTCATCTACCCCCATTGTGGTGATGAAGAGCTCCTCCGCCCTTGGCACTCCGTCCCAGTCGCCTTGCATCACCACCTCAAGACCGCTATCAATGCGGTTCGCACTCTTCATCATTACGTGGGTGAAGGCGTCATCATAGTAGCCCTTATTTGGTTGTATGCCGTACACCTTGTCAATGTAGACACGGAAGCTGGCGTCATCGCTATCGCTCCACTCTATGGACTTCTCACGCTCCCAAGGTAGCCTTCCCCGCACGTTCACCTTCTCGGTAAAGGTGTCGTAAACTAGGCTCGGCACCACGTTAGGGTCTTGGTCAATTATCGTGGCGTAGTTCTTTAGGCTACACTCAATCTTACCGCTCTTCGGATGTTTATCCAAGAGCACCATCATATCAATGAGCCACTGATCGTCTGGCTCCTCTTGCACCTCCTCTACATCTCCCTCAGAGGTTGGTTCGTAGTTGGCAAAGAGAGCGAGGTCTCTCGCCTCGCTGGTGACTGTGAAGCGTTGCACCCTTTCATCCTTATTGCACCACTCCACCATCGCTCTGTAGCTGGGTCGGTTGTCAATGCTCGTGCGGGTGTTTGTGCCAGTGTCAAGGGCTCCGAACCGCACCAGCCTATAGAGGTCAAAAGCGTTCAGCAGTTGCTCCCTATTCGGGTCCGTGGAGTGGTGCGAGTAGCACCACTTGTCCTCATAGACCACCACGCCCCCGCTGGAGCTACCACCGATATAAGTGTACCTGCCGTTGCTCTCGGGCTTGTAGTACTCCGATAGCATCACCTCCAGCACCTCTCGGATCGGGTAGGCGCGGCAGAAGGCACCCACCACCCCCTCCTTCTCAAGGGGATCCTGGACCGTGGCGAGCTCCCTTGCTACCTTGGGGCTATCGTTAGCACCATACGGCCACTCCTGCGGGTCTCGTGGGTTGCTGTATAGCCCCAATACCTTATCTACATCTAGCATCCCTCCCTTTCGCTCCTCTGCATTGAAGTAGCCATCAGAGGATCGGCTTGGGAAGTACATCAGTCGGGTCTGCTGGAAGGTAGTGGGGTCAAATTCGTTTATATTCCAAAGGCTCGCTAGGTACCTGCCGATCGCTTCATACTCCACCGCATCTACAGGTCTAGATAGTGGTATAATAATCCGATACCTCGGAGTGAGGTTAGTATAGCTTCGGGTGGTGTGAAGGAGATAAGCGAACTCCCACACCCCGCTAAGCTCGTAAGTCATTGCCTTGAACTCCAGCTTGCCATTGTCAAGGTCTAACGCCATTATCTGACGAAACGGCACGCTGCCATTCACTCGCCTACCCCCCTGTACAATGCCACCAACAAAGCCACCGACATCTTTGATACTTGCCTGCTGGTCGTGTGTCATTGCGTGATACTCCGCCACGCTCTCAGGTGTCACAATGGGGGTGGATAGCTTTCTCACTATCTGCCCCCATTCTGCTTTTGTGTTTCTCCAATTAGTAGACCTTCGGCTAGATGCGAACGCCACGCCGAAGGAGATGCCACTCGGTGGTGTCGTTGTTGCCACTCCGCTGATCTCTACACCGCTACTCATCTTCTCTTCTGCACCCATATAACTTGTCTAACACTTTCAGCTCCTCCATTAGTCGCTGGTCGGTCATCTTATAACTCATTACCGTAATCCCCAAGGCTCGGGCGAGGTTTAGTTCTATCTTTGCACCTTTGGAGTTGGTGACGTCATTCACCACATACATTGCATCGCACTCCATTAGCATCTTAATATCTGCTCGCATATGATCCTCCCAGCTGGCGTCATCTCCTAGCCCATTGTCAAAAGGGTTCAGCACCACCCGCCAATTGGTGGCGATCTTATTTTGTGCGATTTGAAATAACGCCCTACACCGTACAGGGTTAAGCCCCGAAATCGCTCCGCAGAGGTAGATCTTATATTGCCCTTCACCTTGGGCGATGTCTAGGCTCTTGTTTACCGCCCTTGGCTTCTCAATGGTATTTTTATTGCTTTGAATAAAGTAGTAAGTCACCGCCATTGCCCTTGCTATGCGTGGCCACTTCCACCCATAATCCTCTGCCATTACTCTTGCGATCCTCTTTACATCGTTTACCACCCTTAGTGGGGCTTCTCGCATATTGCGGATCACTCCCTCCTCCTCGTCCTTTACCTTCTTGCCGTTCATCTTAATAATAGAAATCGTTTACTTTTACACTCACCTCCAAAGGCGTCGCAAGACCTTGCACCACCTCGGAGCTTGCCACCATCACCTCCTGCATCTTGGCTGTTACCTCCTCAAGCTTCGCCTCCTCCACCTCTGCCACCACTTCATCGTGCTGATGCATCACTACCTTGATACCTGCCTCCGATAGCCTTACCAGTGCAGTGGCTAGTACATCTCTCGCCATTGCACTGATGACACGTGCGGTCAATGTTGCCCCCGTCACCTTACTAGGTCCCTCAGTGCAGACGATCGTCCGCCCAGTTAGTAGCTTTATCGCTATGCCGTTCGGGTGTGTAGAGAGCAGCACCCCATTCACGGTGCTATCTTTTCGCTGTGTATATGTGTAGGTGTAGGCCTTGTGCAACCGCTCCCACATCGTTACGATACCAGCATTGATATTCCGCCACCCCGCCACAATGCGGGTAGCTACGCTGGAGTTAACACCACGGTCAATTAACACCTTTGCCGAACCCCCATAACCTAGCCCCAACTCCGCCAGCTTGCCATACTTGCGTTGCTCATTAGTGACCCTCTCTAAAGGAGTGCCGAAGAGCTTGCTTGCTGTCTCCTTGTATATATCTCGCCCCTCTCTAAAGGCTTCCACCTTCCACTCCTCCCCAGCGAACCACGCAAGGATGCGGGCTTCTATCTGGCGGAAGTCCATCATCACCAGCTTGGAGCCTTTAGGAGCTATGAAGGCGGTACGAAGGAGCCACAACCTTCCCTTGCCTTTGCTATCTACCTCCAGCACATCAGTATCACGTGCTAGCACCTTCGCCCTCCCATCTCTGCACTCCTCTAGGTTGCCGTCCTTGGCTAGGTTGTGGAGGTTAATATTCAGAGACGTCCACCGTCCTGTTTGCGTGCCGTTGTAGTGGTATGCACCTCTTAGCCGTTCATTTTCTAAGACGGCCGTCTCCACCTTTACATAGGTGCGGTCGGCAGTGAGGTCTCGCCACATCAGAGCATTCTGCACATCTATAAACCGCCGTGCCTTCTCGTAAGCTGGAGCTGTGGCGGTGCTATACTCAGGCACATTCACTCGGATCGCCAAGAGCCTCGCCACCTCTTGTCGGTTTAGGCTCTTCATCAGTATCGCACCGAACCTATTTACATAGGCAAGTATATCTATCACCTTTGGCTCTGGAGTGCCAAACGTAGCACAGCAATAGCCTCGGTATATATCCTCTAGTAGAGTGAGTATAGCCGCGTAGCAGTGTACGAAGGTTTTATCCATCAGGACTCCCCGTGCGTTAATCTGCACGTGTGCCCGCCACTCGGACCAGTTAGGCTCGGTCGCCTTGTGCTTGTCGTTCATCACCACGAAGGTGTTATGCACTATCTGTGCCTCCTTGATCGTTAGATCCTTGCGAGCCTTCAGTGTCTCGGGGGTTATGTACTTGTGCGTGCTATTGCGAATGAGTGCGTTTGCCTCCTTTGTGCGTTCAATGGAGCGTGGGAAGCCACTAGCCACTCGCCATATATCTAGGCTCCGCCACTGCTTTATATCTGTGGGGTAGCCCATTTTATTAAGAGCATACCAAACAAACTCCGCACTCCACGCAATGAAGGTGGCGGTGGTGTCCGTCAGTGCCTTATCTATTGCCACCTCGTGGTTCTGGCCGTTAAGGATCGTAATACTATCCACCTCGGTTGTCTCGTGGTCCAGATAGTTATATAGTCCACTTTGGAAGCCTGCGTCACTCGTGGTGGTTAGTGCGATGTAATAATTCATAGAGATAGAGAGTTAATGCGACACCCTGCACACCTATCAGAGTGCAAGGTGTCGCAATGATTAGTGTTTAGAAGGGTAGGGCATCGCCTGTGCTTGTGTGCGGAGCTTGCGGTGTTGTGTGCGGAGCTTGTGTGCTAACCTGCGGTTGGTTTGGCATAGGCATCACTAGATCGCCATCGTTGCTACCACTCGCCACGCTTTGCTGTATTTGGGGCTGTGGTTGTGCCTGTTGTGGCTGTGCAAACGGATCACCCTCAGCGAAGGGATCGCCACCGAAGCTACTAAACTCCACATCGCTAGTATCAGCAAACATAGAGAGGTCATTGGCTGGAGAGCCACCGATCCTCTGACCGTCTGCCAACTTCTGCACCACGCCAAGGCTAAAGCTGACGCCCGTCTTGCCACCATATGCCCACGGATAGGCACTGAGCGATAACCGCACTATCACCCCGCTGTAGAGCTCATTTTTGTCCTGTAGAGGCTTCGTCTGTAGGTCTACCAGCTGTGGCTTCTCGTTTGTCTTTGCGATTAGGCTGTAATAGGTGCCTTGGCTCGCGGGATAGAACATCTCCTTCTCCTCCAGCGATAGGAGCTTGAAGGTTGGCATTTGGAAGTTCTTAGGCTGTGCCCCGCCCCACTTTTGGTAGGTCTTGATCGCATCATAGTAGGTGTTTTTCACCACCACCTTCTCAAGGAACTCCTTCTCCTCCTCTGTGATAATGATGCTAGTGGAGTACTTGTCCTTGTTAAACTCCGCAGTCGGATCTAGCTCAAAGAGCCGAGGGAAGGATAGCTTCACCTCTCCTGTTCTAACCCCTCGGCCATTGGTGAATAGCTTCCACCCCTTTGGCTCGGCTACTGCCTGCTGTGCTTGTGTCTGTGCTTGTTGTCTGTTCATTTCTCTTACAATCTTAAAATTTTTAATAAATATATTCTTCACTCTATCTCTTAATCATTAAATGCTTCTAGGCTCTTGGCTTCATCTACGAAGTCGGGGCGTTTGTCATCAGCTGGCACTAGCGTAGGCTTGCCCTGTGGTTTATTTATAAACTTCGCCATCTCCGTATCAAAAGCCTTCTTACCCATTAGTTTGGTAAGTGCTGTAATATTTTGAAGCTCCAAAGGCTTGAAGATCTCTTGCTCCTTGTAACCCTGTGAGCGTAGGTAAAGGGTTGCCCCCTCCTTGTCTACTATCTGCCTAATGCTTCGCCCCTCCACCACTCTAAAGCCGTCGTACACTTCGCCAGCTAGTATATCGTTGGTCACCTTGTCTTGCAGATTCGTTAGCCACTTCACGAGGTCATCCTTCACCTTTAGCACCGCCTCGATCTCTGCCTTGGTTATGCTGTTAGCCTCCATCCTCATCTCGGCTAGGACCGTGTCAAAGTAGGTGAGCTTGTACATCTTGCAACTTGGCCGATGCTTGCACCACCTGCAGTGGTCGCCCGCCTGCATATAGTAGTCTTCGTTCAGTATGCTCTGGATCGCCACGGCCACCGCATCAATGTAGAAGTCCATAAGCTCTCGCTTCGTTAGGCTCCAAGTGCTGATATTGCCGATGCGTGGTTGGTAGATGTGTAGGTGTATATTCTCCACGGTCACCTGTCTAGCCTTACCGATAGTAGATAACGCCATAATAGCATAGAGCATCAGCTGGGGGTTCATCACTGCCGACACCTCTACCCCTTTGCCATACTTGTAGTCTACCACGTGGAGGGTAGTCTCGTCATCAGTCAAGAGCAGGCAATCCGCAGTACCAAAGCATAGGGTGCTGAGTGCCGTTTGGTCTATCGTGGCAAAGAGCTTCACCTTCTGCTCTACTAGGATCGTATCATCTGCCGATGTGGTTAGCTCGTGGATATAGTTGGCGTAATCCACTGCGTGGCGTGCCATATCTTCGTCAAGAGGTTGTGGTGCAACCTCGGTTCGTGGTATGCCGAATAACCTCTCTACCTCATACTCTGCGACCTCGTGGGCCGTGGTACCCTCCTCTGCGAACTCGGAGGTAGTATCGGGATATTGCTCACTAAGAGGTACCGACATCGTGCACTTGATCCACCTTGCACTCGCTGAAGGTGAGAGCAGTGCGTGGTCCCGCTCTGCGTGGTTGATCTTATTTGTTGTTTCTTCCATTTAATTCCTTGTTATTTAAAAAGCACTACCGACTATCCTCTACCACTGGGTTAGTAATACATCTTGTCGCTATCTATTACATCGGATAGCCAGTAGTGCGTTATTGTTGTATCTTTGCTGTGTCGCTGTTTATTGCATTTATCTCTATCAGTATGGAAAGAATTAGAATGACTAAGATTGATAAGCTAGTACTTCGTGGTGTTTACGACTTGTGCGATGGGCACGCCTTGCCAACTAATACGAGAGTGTGGACCCGCCCGATCATTGATGATCTTAAAAAGCTATATCCAAAGGCTCCCGAGGAGCTGTTCTATCACTCATTTATATACTTGGAGGAGAAGGGTCTTATCTCCGTAATCCGTGGCGTAGAGAAGGACTACGTGCCTGCCTGTGCCGTCATCACTCTAAAGGGGTTGGCATACATTTATGAGTATCCGAAGTTGGAGAACCTAGAGGATCCACTGCGTGGGGAGCGTACGAACCGCATACTTGCGTATATATCTGTCGCTGTTGCTGTCATCAGTGCCTGCCTATCAGTCACCGCTCTACTCTCTTAATCCTCGTCATCGCTCTCTGCGTTGCAGTCTGTCTCGGTCAAGCTCGTGCCACGATCCCAAAATAGGTACTTGAATACTGACCGTAACACCAATACAACCCCCGCTAAAAACACGTAAGGGAGTGCCTGCAGTGCTCCGTAGCCCTTGCCAAAGGCGATACCCGTCATTAGTATGCAGAGCAGTGCAGATGCGTCAAAAAGCACTATCTCAATCACTCGTACTACCCTCTTCTCTCTTGGTGTCATCTCTTCTTTCATTGTATTATTATTTTTCATTTGTTTAGCTGTTTACTCATTTGATAGGCACTCCACTTCTCTAAAGCTAGGGCGGAGTGCGTCACTAGCTTCCCATCTACCACCTTGCAAGCACCCTTTAAGGCTCCACTCTCATACCTCCGTTTGGCGGTGTTAACCGTCACCCCGAAAAGTCTGGCCAACCCATTCCAGCCAAGCACATACTCAGGTAGGTCGCCTTTTGGCTCTTGCTTTTGTTGTGGCTCCTTAGGCTTCGGTAGAGCTTTGTAGATCTCCTTAGCAAGAGCGATCAGCTCACTGCCCGTCATCATCATTAGTGGCTTCTCTTCCATTTTCGTAATCTCTTATAAGGTTATACACCGTCTGCCAGCTGACAAAGAACTCCTTTGCCATTTCGTGGCAGAATTGCGTTACCGCCATATCGGGGTACCTCGCCTTTAACTTCTCGTAATTGTTTACTATCGCCTCGTTGCGTCGCTTCCTCCCCCTCTGTGCTGGGGTCATCACCATCTCTTCTTTTACCATTTTATCACTTTGTTAGATCGTCATCATATACCGCCTCCACCTTTACAGAGCGGAAGCCACTACCAACTTGCCCGACTGCGTCATTTATCAGCTTCATTCTAGTCTCCTCCTTTACCTCTGCTTTGATGCTAAGGATTACCGCTTCACACTCAGCCTCGTCAGGGTCATAACCATACTCTCTTACTAGGTCGTTAAAACGCCCATCTACTGGCTCAATCGTCAGCCTGTACTCTTTTATTTTCTTTTCTTCCATCTTATTACTTTGTTATATCTTGTTGTTGTTTAATGCGGGTGCGTGCCTTGAAGTGCTTAGCTTTCTACTCTCATTCATTAACTATGGAGTGACACGCACCCTTACATTTATTGGTATATTTGTCTCGCTTAGTTTTTAATCATTCATTAATTTTTATACTTATGGAGACAAAGCAGAAATTAGTATCTTATCGCTTCCACGTGTCGCAGTATGACATCCCCGGGACTACTGTTTATCTTAACGAAACAGATTGGCGAGCCATTTCCGTGACCTCTACAATTGATAAGGGTGACTACGTGATAGCTACCGTTCTCTTTGAATACGTAGGGGAGTGATCTACACTGGTAGGAGTGTGGGCTTAAGGTTCACACTCCTACCTTTAACCCCTTAATCGCATACTTATACGCTTCAATAACGGCATCCCAGCCCCAATTGATGTGACCTTTATAGGCTTCCCTACGTAACACAAAAAGCTGTAAGCTTGTCAGCTTTTCGCCTAGTGGTAGTATCGCATCGCCTATGATGAAGTCCAAGGCCTTGTCGGCTTTTTCTTGATCGTTAGCCCAATCCTCTAATATCTTACGCCTCAGATCCGCATACTCAAACGCTGATAGTTTCGTCCTCTCTTCCATATCTTTTTACTCCTCCAAATCGCCTATATACTCCTTAACTCTCTTGCCTAGCTCCTTTGCGTCGTCGGAGTACTCCTCAGACGCTTTTATGAGATCGCCATTCCTGTAAAGCTTGCACACCACACCAGAGGTGGCGTTTGTTCTAATGATTACAGTGATGCTGAGTGCCTCTCTGTCATCTCCAACATTGCGAACCCCATAGAGGCTAACTCTGAGCGCGCAACGAGACTCGCAAATGCAGTTCTCAGGGGCCGTAAATTTGAATTTCTCCATATCTTTTTACTTCTCTTTTTCTTCTATATACTCTCTAATCCCTTTCTCCATCTCAGAAATGTCACCGTAATACTTCACCACCTGTTCGTGGAGGGCGTCACCCTTGTGATAACGGTAGATCACCCTTGGTAGTTTTGGTCCACCACTTAGGGAAATCGTTATGAATAGCTCCTCCTTCCCGTTTGCTGACAACCTCTCGCCAAATATTGAAGTGCCAACCTCGTCAGCCTCCACCCATATAGCATTTCGCCAATTCGTAAATCTAAATTTCTCCTTCATTGTCTTGGTCTTGTTTTAATTTTGTTCTATATTTGTTATTACTTTTGATAGTGCAAAGATAGAATAAATTTCAATACCAACCACAGAAATTCAATGTTTCTGCTATTAAATAATCTTAAAAGTATAGAAGTATGGAACGGCGTATAGAAAGATTTGACCAATATATGAGCTATAAAGGTCTGAATGACAATCAAGTAACGATGGCTTTGGGGCTGTCTATTGGCACTATCGGAAAATCAAGGGGAGAAAATAGAGATCTATCAAATCGGGTAGTAGAACTTATATTGAACTTCTATACCGATTTGAATAGAAGTTGGCTTCTCACAGGTGAAGGCACAATGCTAAAGGCACCGAAGTTAAGTGGAGAGGCCGAGATCTTGATGCCCGAAGAGGTAGGGGAGTTTGTAAAGGTACCCGTTGTACCTTATGGGGCAAGGGCTGGTGTTACTGGAGACTATGAGCAGATCTTTGCCTCAGACGAATACGAGGCGGTTATGATACCAAAAGACAAAGTTAGGGGCGGTAAGTACCTCGTCTTTACAGTTACGGGCGATAGTATGGAGCCAGAGCTAAGGGCAAGAGATCGCATACTTGCCAAGCACGTAGAGCACACCTATTGGCAGGAGATGCCCCTGCATATTCACTCCTATAGGGTGTGGGTGCTGATAACCAGAGATGAGGGCATACTAACCAAGCAGATCGTAGATCATAACGTAGAGGAGAGAACCGTACGCCTGCACTCCTTTAACCCTATCTACCCCGACTTCACTATCAGCTTGGAGGGCGTCCTAGATATTTTCCACGCCACGGAGATCATCAGCAGGCAGATATAAATACCGCAAAGTGTTAAAAGTGGTGCAATTGTTTGGCTAATTGGCAAACATTTGGTATCTTTGTAGTGTAAAGATGAGGGGGCAACCTCAACAAAAAGCGAACATAGAAATATGGATAAATTAATAGCTGAGATCCTGGAAATCTCGAGGAAAAATCCAGCGGGTTTTACAATAGACCTGAAGACGTTGCAATACGTGCCAAAAGGCTACTCAGTTGCATACGAAGCTACTCAAGGCTCCTTCGGTATAGAGGGACTTACCAAGGTAATAGAACACGCTCAAGCACACGAAGGCTACATTGGTGGCTGGCGTTATGGAGATGACTACTACTTTGATAGTGTGATGATTATTCAAGACGAAAAAGAGGCTATAAGGTTAGGCAAGGCAAACAAACAGATTGCCATTTGCAAACTCAAGCCACTGAGTGTGATAGAACTTAAGTATTAACAAAGAGAGTTGCCCCCTCTTTTTGTTAATCAATATATAGACTAATTTAAGACTACCTAAGACAATGGAAGAGATGACAATGAGAGAGATTCAACTTACCAACCTTTATAAGACTATGGGTATTGATATGGAGCTACTCCCAGACGGTAAGGTTAAGGTAGAGCAAGTGACGGACACAAACGGCATTCTGCTCAATCAGTATGACCTCAGGCAAAGAGGTAAGCAAGTATTCCCAAATCGGCACATCGTGCCAAAAGTGTTCTTTTTAGATACTGACGTGGTAACCCCTCTTTGGATCCAGTCTAAGATGGCCGAGGTGGGCATTTACCAAAGGGATCTGTCTAGGCAGATAGGGATGGATGAGACTGTGGTGTCTAAACTTATCAATGGAAAGCGACCAATGACCCGAGCGGTGCAAGCCCTTTTTTACTATTACTTTACGCTGTACGAAGTGACTAGGGACACCCGCCAAGAGGAGTAACTATGTACTTCAAAAGGTCCATTCTCTTTCGCCTTAAAAGTTCAAAGAATAAGGCGGGCGAGCAGAAGATAGCCATCAGGGCATCGTGGTGCGGTAACCGCCTAGAAATAGACACCCCGCACGCCATCAGCACAGAGCAATGGGATAAGCGTAGATACAAAGCAAAGGGCAAAGCGAACGCCCTAGGGGTGTCGGTGGCGGTTATAAATAAAGACCTTGACCACCTCGCCCTCTGTATGCAAGACGCTTTCAATCAATTTGAGTTCGTAGACAAACGCCCACCAACAAAAGAGGAGCTCCTAGCCCTATTCAATGACCTAGCTGGTCGCCAGACAGCCAAAGAGATCGGGGGCGAAGCGTTTATAACTATTAATGAAGCGATGGAGCGTATCATCGCAGACGGCAGAGAGTGGACGCTTGGCACACGAAAGAAGTACCGCACACTAGCCAACCACTTGGCTAAATGTGTAGGTGCTGCTCTTCTTGAAGAGGTGACCGAGCAAACCATTCAAGAGGTGCAAACCTACCTCTTGGATACCGCTGGTCTCCGCTCCTTAACGGTGGAGCGAATGACTAATCGCTTTAAGACCTGCCTTGCCTACTTCCACCGCAGAGGGTGGTATAGCGGTACCGCTCACCTTACTTATAAAGTGAAGCTAAAAGGCACCAACTCCAAGGTGGTGGTGGTACTGACCCCTGCAGAGCTAAAGCAGATAATAGCCTACCAAATACCAAATACCAAGGCTTACCTTGAGAGGGTGCGTGACCTCCTAGTCTTTGCCTGCTATACAGGCCTAAGATATAGCGACATTCAGCAACTGACGGAGGCTAACATCGTGGAGGGTGCTATTGAGTTAGTGACGATCAAGACCACCGATACCCTGCGGATAGAGCTCAACACCACCGCACGGCAGATAATAGACAAATACAAAGGGCAAGGCGATAAGCTCTTGCCAACTATCAGCAACCAAAAGGCAAACGATTACCTCAAAGAGCTGGGAGAGCTGGCGGGCATAGACACACCAACCGAAATAGTTTACTTTGATAGCCAAGGGAGGCACACGGAGGTGAAGCCAAAATTTGAGCTGATGACCACCCATATAGGAAGGCGAACCTTCATCTCTAACGCCCTAAGCGTTGGTATTCCTGTGCCTACTGTTATGAGCTGGACAGGGCATAAGAATTACAAAGCGATGACCCCTTATATAAAGCTTTTAGAGCAGTCCAAAAGGTCCGATATGGCAAAGCTTGACACACTTCTATAATAAAACAAAGGTACCTTTTGGGGTGCCTTTCTTCTTACTCCTTTGCTATCTCAATATGCAAGCCTAATGGAGCTAATAGCCGTTCTATGGTGTCAAGTGTGGGGTTAGTTTCGCCCCTTAGTACTAGGGTAATGATCCTAGTGGAGAGGTTGGAGAGCTTGGCAAGGCGGTAGGTTGTTACCCCTTGCCTTGCCATCTCCTCTTTTAATATCTCTGCGATCTTAGTCCTCATCACTTTGCAACCCAAACACCATTGTACTCCTGACGCCTTACAAGGTTTTTATAATTCTTGCCGAGCAAGAAGGAAAGGAGGTCAAGCTGTGAGGTATAAGTATCATAGCGAAAGCCCCATTTTACCGCCCACAGCACCTCCTTTAGATCGGAGGGGTTAATCTCAAAAAGCTCCACATAGGTATCACCACACTCCACCTTGGTTGGGGTGGCAGTGGCTAGACCCTTATTCTCGTTATCAAACTCGCCAAGGTTGCAAAGTACGCCATCTTCGTCTAGCCCATCTTCGTTGGTTAGCTTTGCGAAAAGAGGATCATCCCCCCTAATTATATAGCTACGCTCCATCTCTCCATCATTCACTATGATGAATTGCTTCTCCTCCTCTGTCACCTCTTCTTCTTCCTCTTCTACATCTTGGATGGCGTCATTCCTCCTTCCGCTAATGCAGTAAGGTACGGCGTTAGGGTCGCTGTCAACAAACACCTCCTCCTCTGTATTTCTACGTCGGCAGTCATCAGCGATAAGCACGCTGTAGGTTAGCACCTCAAGCTCTGGGTGGTCAAGCTTAAACTCTACCGCTACCTCCTTTGCATCTCTGTACTCGTTCGAGGTGCCTAGGTCTTGAGTGATTTCGCCATTCTCTAGGATCAAAACGCCATAGTACCAAACAACGCTCTCAAAGTCCTCGAAATAACGCATCCGACCATAGTCTTGCTCATTCCACATCTGCTGGTCCTTGTTTAGTCTGTTGTCTGTAGTAGTCATTTCTAGTGTTGTGCGGTTATTAAGCGTTGCACTCTTCGCTGTTTCGTCTGTTGTGTTATTACCTTCGGGGCTTCTTTGTTCCCCTTTCGATAGCAAAGGTACGAACGATTTTTGATATAGGCAAATATATTACCCTATTCTGTAGTTAAATAAAGTTAATGATTTCAAAAGTGCTAGAAAATAGGTATCTTTGTCTTGTGGCTGTTCCCAAATTTGCCACATTTCGTCTGTTGTGGTATTACATTTTTGAGATGATGTTAAACATAGCACCACAACAAAGAGGGGGTAGCTATTAATTTAGCTACCCCCTCGCCATTTATCGGGGTTGGAGTTATGAGCCCCTATTTTAGCCCCTCTTTTTGCGGTATTCCAATAGTCAACAAAGACCCCCTCACAGACATTCAAACCTATTAAAACCCGCTTTGCGTCTACTTTTTTGATACTTAACAATCAAAATAAGATGTTCAACAATCAATGTAGAAAAATCCCATCCCAATCACACATTGAGCCACTCGTGGCACTAAAGGTTTAGGTCGCCTCATCGGTATCTTTCTGATGCTGATGAGGCTATTTTTTTATAGAGTTGTACGAAGGTGCTCAGCCCTCTTGTCTATGGTATATATTTGTCCGACCCACAAAGGGTCGTGAGGTAGGGGATACTTGAAACAACAATCGGGTAGAGCGTTTTATAACCCTCTGATATTCAGTGCCCTTATCTGAGCAAAAATTGAGATGCAACTAAGCAATTACTTAGTTGCATCTCGCCGTTTGCTTAGTTGCATCTCGTCAATTGGTTAGTTGCAACTCAACTTTTAGCCTCCTACTACGAAGGAAATATTGGGGTGTTTTGTGAGTCTATATTAAATACCCTCTTATTAGTGGAGTGATGCTGCTTGTGTGTGAAAAATAAGAGAGTTGGATAAATTGTATATCCAACTCTCTTATTTACTTTAGAGCGGTAGGCGAGGTTCGAACTCGTGACCTTTGGCTTGGGAAGCCAATGCTCTACCAACTGAGCTACTACCGCAAGTGCATATCTTGTACCCGAAGCGGGACTTGAACCCGCACAGCCATTGCTGGCCAAAGGAGTTTAAGTCCTTCGTGTCTACCGATTCCACCATCCGGGCTCGTATCCTTAATTGCTCTGCAAAGGTAATCTAAATTTCTCAATTATACAACGAGATCTGTTGCTTCTTTCTATCCATCTGTTAATAGGTCGTTCGCTAATACACTCAATTCCTTTTTTCATTACCTTTGCGATAGATTTATCAACATTTAATTACTTGTTT